GGACGACACCGCGCGGAGTTTCAGTTCTAATTGCTGGGTTTGCCCCCAGCAGGCTTTGTTCCTTGCAGATATTTCTGCCTAGCTTGCAGTTCCCGGGCAAAACCCGGATAAAACTGTATTGTTCTAGGATGAAATTACTGTATTGTGATACATTGTTTATTGAATTGAAATGGAGTTAGCTGCTCCTTTTTTAATGCGTAGCCCCTAGGTTGACTACGTCGTAACAAAACCGAACCCCCCCCTTGTGCATTGGGGGGCTTCGGCCCCTCATGTGTGTTTTGTATATTATTGTTCCCAATGCCGTTTTTGTGGCCTTGTGCCGCAGGAATTGTATTCCTGTATATTATTATTTAACTTAAAAACCGCCTTGCGGAGAAAAATTTAAATTTTGGGAGGAAACATGTATTAGCGAGAAAAATTTATATTGTATTTTTATTTAACTCAAAAATACGTTAATACATTGGTACACACACATTGTCAACTAACCACCATCGTAGGGCCGCCCCTACTTGTGATGGTGTGTGAAATTTCAGTGCTTGAATGACTGAGAGAACCTGTAATTGTTTGGTTCTTAACTTTGTGTGGACAGATCTCTTCTAACGCCGATGCTTTAAAAGCAGCAGAGGTTACTAAGCGGAGATACTTAATTGATCTGACAGTCTCAGATGAGAGACTAGCTGGCTGGAACCAGCGAAGCTAAGATCAGCCTCGGAGGAAAGAGGTGAAGAGGACCTAAGAGGGTCTAGCAGATGGAGTATTAGCATCGCTAATGCGTAGTGTAGAATTGCGAATCTTAAATCAATCCCCCCCCTTCAGGTAACGAAGGATCAGGAAGCATTATCTCATTTTGCTTTACTGCTGCTACAAAAAGTCAGATTATTATTATTTGCCTTATCTAGTTTGTCAGTCCCCCATCATGAAATCGTTTATTGCTTCCCCCGTTTCCACGATCCCAGAATCGTTGGAAATCTCAACGTTTGATCTCGAACGTCCTGATACAGGATGCTCTTCTGAGTTTTCTGATTCCACGGACGATTACAACTATTTTCATTACGCCAGTGACAAAGATGTCATTACCAGTGAGGAGGTTGTTTGTGTAGCATTTGGACGTCGTGTCTCCACTTACGTTGCTCGTGACTTTTGGCATATCTACGGATTTTGCTTTAAGGACATTAGCACGTATGAGCCCCAAAGACCGACTATCCAGAAGAGAGCTGTACGCCGCCACGTGCGTCGTCCCGCCCCACATCGACCTCCATTGAAGGTCCCGGCACGTGATTTTGATGCCGAGATCAACGCCCACCTTGCCGATCCTGAGTTTTTTGTTCCTCATCAGAAACCGAATGAGAAAGGATCGCGCAACAAGAAACTTGCCAAACGTGTTCGTTATTTGTGTGCTGTCGCTCGTCAAAATGTGTATCAGACTGCTCTTGCGGCTGAACTCATGTTGAGAGACAGCGAAGCCTCTAGAGAAGAACAAGTCGACCTTGTAAACCAGGGTTTGACGGATTTCTTCATGAATCAACGCAAAACGATTTCTGGAGCTGTTCAGGCAGCTGAACGTTTGCGCAAATTCCAAGAAGCCATTTCTTACAAGGCATCTAGTCCAGCTGATATGACTGGAAATCTTCTAGCACGATTTGAAGATTTGGTGGCCTTTTTCACCAATGTTGCCAATTGTAAGAATATGCTTGGTTTTGTTTCAGCTCTCCACTTATATGTGCGGACGTTTTATACCGGTTCTGTAGCCACAGCTGTGATGGATCACATTGCGAAGCTGTTTGGCGACGGTTATGATTCGTTCAAGCGTTTGAGTGATGACTTGCGAAAGTTCTCTTTGGAGGAAATTACGCATGGTCGTCATGAGACTGAACTTACCAATCAAGGCTTTACGGATGAATGGAATGTCAAAGAAATTAAAGACTGCCTCAAGAACTGGCGTGGCTTTCACAAAACGACATTTGCTCAGAAATTGGGCAACATCGTTAGTACCCTTGTCACGTTTGGTTTTTGTCCTAACTGGGAAGAAGATCCCATTAAACTTGGAACTTTTGAAATTTTTAAAGCCAAGTGTTGGGACATGCAGGACCGTAGTAATGATTTCATTGACATGATTATTGACACTCTCATTTTCTTCGTCGAACGAGGTATTGCAGCTTTTGAAGCTAAAGATCTCACCTTGCTTTTGTATGATGACGCAGAATCAGCTCGAATTGAGCTTGAGTATGCGACTCTGACTAGTGCCCTACCTGCACTTACTGGTGGGCGTTTGTCAGATTTGAAAGACAAACAAGGTTTCAAGGACATCAACGATTTTGAGGTTCGTTTGGATAAGCTCATCAGCCTTTGTGGCTCGAAGATCAAATCTGAAAAGAATCCTCATGCCAAAACTGTTTTCACAAACAGATATGTTGTCCTGAAGAAAATGGAGACTGAGTTGGTGATGTTGCAAAAGAGGTCCCCGGTCAAGGATGCTCCTTTTGCTGTCATGGTTCATAGTGGATCCAATATGGCTAAAACCACTGTCACTAATGTTATTGCCAAGACTATTCTTGAGGGCAATGAATTCCAATCTACAAAGGAATTTATCGTTTTCATGAATGATTGTGATGCATATGAGACAGAGATTCAAGCTTGGCACACTTGTGTTGTGCTTGATGATTTTGGAAACACTGCACCTGAGCATTACAAGGATTCTCCACTTGCGAGGATCATTTCTTTGAAGAACAATATTCCTAAAGCTGCATTGAAAGCTGATGTTGATTCGAAAGGAAATGTTATTCCTCGTCCGAAATTATTGATGGTTCCCACCAATGTGCGTCATATGCATGCCCATATTTTCTCATCCGAACCCGCATCCATCCTTCGTCGTATGGATTATGTTGTGGATTTGTTTTTGAGACCTGGTTATGTAGATGAGAGCACTGGTGGCGTTGATACGTCCAAGATTGAAGGTCAATTTTGTCCTGATGCTTGGCGCATTCGTATTTCCCATTACAAGATTATTCGTCATGATAATAAGCTCGATACTGTTGTCGAGATTGTTGATCGCGAAGATATCACGTTGCAGGAAGCACGTATGTTTCTCTTGGAGAAATCCAAAGAGTTTTATCGACGTCAGAAGGTCTATGTCAAACACACAGAAGAAATGTTCGATTGTGAATTCTGTGAGCATTTGTACCCTCCAACCGTCTGTCCTACTTGTAATGCACCACCACCACTCCATGTCCCGGCTGATGATGATGAAATTAAGCTTGGAAGTTTGTCTGACCATGCGTTGGACAAGAAGTCGAAGCATCATTGTTTGCCACCCAGACCGTCACCCCCGAGTCCTCCTCCTGTTGTTGTAGAAGAAGAAGAACTTTTACCGCTTCCGCAGTCTGCACCTGCACCAGAACGAGTTGATTTAATTGCTGCTCGATATGCTCGTGCAAAGAAAGATTTGCAGCCGCGGAATAAGTCGTGGCAGGAGAAAAGCTCTCAATTTGAAGATGCTCATGAAGACCATTCACTTGGTAATCAGGGCTTCACTGAATTTATTGAGAAGTTACATGGAATGCATCAGGAAGAATCAAATCCTGTTGAGCAGAATTTTGAACAGTTGTTCAATCCATTGGCTAGTTTTACTGAAGGTCAATTGGAAAATTCTCGCCGGGTTAAGCCCAAACCATTCTATGAGGATCTCGTGGACCGTTACGTGCAAAATAAGATTGACGATGCCATTTCTGGATGTGTCCACTTTTGTGAGACTATTCCGGAACAAATCAAAGCTTGTTCCCATTTTGGTACCTTACAAGAAGCTTTTGATAAACACAAAACTGAAGTATTATCAGCTATTGCTGGTGTTGCTTTGGGTGTTGGCATCTTTGTTGCGATTAAAGGTCTTCGCGACATGGCCAAACAATCTGAATTGGTTTTGCACGGTCAGACCCACTCTGCCAAGACAGAGGAAGAAGCCCCTACGCCATTACCAGGGGAGAAAGAAAACCCCTGGAAATTGGTGAGTCCTGTTGCTATTCCGAAGTCTGAAGAATCGCGCACTGCGACCCTTGAACAAGTGATTGGTACGCTCAAGAAACATGTAGCTCATGTGTGGATTGAGAAACCTGAACATAATTGTCGCAGTAGATGTGATATTGTGCCGTTGAAGTCTAACTTGTGGTTGATTCCTCACCACATGCTCGTTCCTGGTAAGATGATTTTCCACGTTGAAAAGGACCATCCTGATTACGTGGGACAGCGTTTTGAACAAGCTGTGTGTGATGAGGACTGGGTAGAGATCTCTAATGATTTCGCTGTTATTCGCCTTGTAAAAGGTGGAGCACAACCGGAATTATTGAAGTTCTTTGCTACTGGTCCTTGGGATTTGACTGATAAGTTGTTTGCCAAATCGGTCTACAAAAAGGAGAGTGGGGAAATTGATGTCGAAACTTTTAAGGTGACGAAAAAGCGCCGCTATGCAGACCCTGGTTTACATCGCCCTTTCGATGGCTTTGAATACCAATATCCTCGCGATACTGAGGAGGGTATGTGTATGATGCCTTTGGTATCCTGTCAGCGTAAGCCTGCGATTATTGGCTTCCATATGGCGGGAGAGAAAAAGGGTCCTCGTGGTGTTGCTTCGATACCCTCGGTTGATGAAATCCTGAAAGCTGCTGATGAGTTGGAAGGCCGTCGAGGTCTCACTTGTCACAGTGCCACCTATATGACAACCGAGAAGTATGGCATTGATTTCACGCCCCAGCCTACTGTACCTTCTCACCATTCTGTTAACTTCCTCGCCGAGGATCAGTCTGGTCAGAGACCAAGTGCAGAAGTGTATGGGCAACATCCCAAGGGTTCTGTTAAATTCAAATCTGGAGTTAGAAAATCTCCTATTTCCGATTCTGTTGCCAAGCAGTTGGAAATGCCTCGTGTCCATGGTCCACCCAGTCATTACAAGATTTGGCGACACTGGCACAGGGATTTGGATAACATGACCCACCCGAAAGGTAATTTTGACCCTGAGATTATGAACCTAGCACATGATGATCTCAAGGATTATTGGCGTAACTATTGTTCTATGCATCCAGATGAGGTTGCATTGGTGAAGCCATATCCATGGGAAGTTATGATCAATGGTGCAGATGGAGTCAATTCCGTTGACCGCATTGATGCATCCACCTCAATGGGGTGGCCGCTCAATAAGGCTAAGAAACACTTTATGATTCTTTCAGATGAAGAGTTTCCTGGCGTGACGGTTAATATGGATTTTGAAGATCCTGAGGTCAAGAGATGGGTTGATTTTCTTGAAGGTGAGCTTGCTGCAGGTCGCAGGATCAATGCGATTTTCCGAGCAAACCTCAAGGATGAACCCACCAAATTTACCAAGGACAAGATTCGTGTTTTTGCAGGATGTGAAGTTGCTTTCACTTTGCTTGCTCGCAAGTATTATTTACCAATAGTACGGTTTATACAAAATTCCAAAAATGAACTGGAATGTGCTGTTGGCATCAATGCGACAAGTCCGCAATGGACCGAATTTGCTGAGCGCTTGAAAAAGTTTGATTCGACTCGTTTTGGAGCTGGTGATTATAAAGCTTTTGATAAAACGATGACAATTGAAATGATCATGCGCGCATTCGACATTTTGACTACTGTGGCTGAAGAGGCTGGTTATGATGAGCGTTCGCTTCGCATTATGCGGGGTATTGCTTCAGAAATTTCTCAACCTCTTTACGAATATGACGGAATTTTCATTTTGATTTTTGGATCTAATCCGTCTGGCCATCCGCTCACAGTTATCATCAACAATATTGTCAATTCTTTGTATATGCGTTATGCGTATTACAAATTCCATGAATATGATTGTCCCCTTCCTTTCGCTTCGCGAATTGTGTTAGGATGTTATGGGGATGACAATGTTTATGGTTTCCATCCAGATGAGGATATGGGAATGGACGATATTGGTCGAATTCTTGGTGAATGTGGAATTACCTACACGACTGCTGACAAGAAAGTGATTACCCAAAAGGGATGTACATGGGAAGAACTTTCATTTTTGAAGCGAGGTTTCTTGTGGGATGAAGAGTTGGGTCATTACCTTGCTCCCCTTGAGGAGGCTTCGATTTCTAAATCGCTCCACAATTACATGAAGCGTAAAGGATCTGAAGAACTCCCTGAGACCATCGCTGCCGGTGCTATCCATGCTGCCAACCGAGAATTCTTTTATTTCGGTAAGGCCGAATTCAACAAGCGCCGGAAACAGTTGCAAGCAGTCTGTGAAGAAGTCCCTAGCGTGGGAAAATACGTTGGAGATCTTCCCGATTACGAAGATCTTAAAGCTACCTTTTTGTCCTCTGGAAAGAGGACCCCCGTCCAGTCCGAACCAGTGATTATGGAATTCGGATTCGGTCCCGTGCGCCTACAATGAGTCTGGTGCGGTACCGACTCAGCAGCGCCTGGAACTCAGGCGCACAGGGCTTTGTAGCTGCAGATGTCTTCTTTTTCCTGTAACTACAAGCAATGTGGACGAGGGGCCACAACAGCAATCCAATCCCCCACAAGGTAGCGCACCGGCCGTGAATAAGCCGGTAGAGTATGGATTTACTCCACCCGAAATCTCCAAGGATCAGAACGTAAAATTCTTGGATGCCGAGGTAGGCACGGGTGATACACGTGGTACCCCTTCCGATCCTCTCCGTGATTCTACTTTGATCGGAGATGCCGGATTGGGTGATTTCTTCAAGCGACCTATAAAGATAGCGAGTTTTGACTGGGCCACTTCTGTCAAACTCAATGAACGTTTCAATCCGTGGCGGTTCTTTTGGGAAGATCGTAGGGTGATTAATCGTATTGCCAATTACAAACTCCTGAAGGCCACCATGAAATTGAAGGTCGTTGTCAATGGAAATCCTTTTTATTATGGTAGAGCGATCTTGTCTTACAACCCACTAGCAGATTTCGATGAAATGACTGCAAATCGGACATTCTTTTCGCAAGACTTGATCGCTGCATCGCAGCGTCCTCACATTTACATCAATCCTACAACGTCCACTGGTGGAGAAATGGAACTTCCATTTTTCAACCCTTACAATACTATGGACATTCCTTATGAGGATTGGATGTTTATGGGCGATTGTTGGCTTACGTCTATGACAGATTTGAGACATGCTAACGGTCGCAATGCACCAATCACAGTTTCTATTTTCGCTTGGGCTGAGAATGTGTCTTTCGCCATTCCGACCCAAACTCTTCCTGGTGGTATCATTCCCCAAGGTTATTCTGAATTGACCAATCAATCCAGGGATGAGTATGGACAAGGGAAACTGTCTGGACCTGCAACTACCGCAGCAAAAGTGGCATCCTGGTTCAAAGATGTCCCTATGATAGGACCATATGCTAGAGCGACTGAGATGGGCGCAACAGTTTTTGCTAAGACTGCTGCAACCTTCGGTTACTCCAAGCCGTTGGAACTTGATAAGGGTTATTACGAACCAACCACCAAGGCCTCATTGGCCACTGTGAACGAACGAGAGACCGCCACGAAACTGTCGGTCGACTCTAAGCAAGAACTAACGATAGATCCTCGAATCTCCGGTGTTGACACTGGGGATGAAATGAGTATTCTGTCAATTGCGACTAGAGAGTCTTATCTCACAAGTTTTAATTGGAATCTAACACATGCTGAAGAGGCTCGTCTCTTTACATGTTTGGTTGATCCTGGCATTCATGCTAGGAATGACACAGAATTGCATTTTCCTGCCTGTGCTTTCGCGGTTATGCCGTTTGAGCACTGGAAGGGATCTATGCGATTCAGATTTCAAGTCGTTTGTAGTGGCTATCATCGTGGGCGTTTAAAGGTTGTTTATGATCCATCTGGTACTCCTGGAACTTTAGCGGAGTATAACACCACCTACACTACAATTGTTGATATCACAGATGAAAGTGATTTTTCGATTGATATTGGGTGGGGACAACCTTACGCCTGGATGAATCATGCAGATTTGGATACGGCCGTGAGCGCAATGTATACAACGAGTGGCTCCGTCGGCTCCCACACCATGGGAAACGGTGCTATCTCTGTGTATGTTGTAAATGCTCTTTCTGCTCCTCACGAAACATATCAAGCAAACATTTCGGTGAATGTTTTTGTTTCAATGCTTGATGATTTCGAAGTTGCCAATCCGACTGGAAAGATGGTAAGTCGGTTGCGGCTGTTTGACGATTTAAGTCCAGCTGTATTGAGAAATCAAGGTGCAACTGAGGAGTTGCCACATCCAACTGCTGACGAGGCTGTTGCTGACCCTCCGCAAATCGACATGGATGGTGCGAAGACCTTAGTCGAGCCTGAAATGAACCTGATTCACTACGGTGAAGTTATTGGTTCTTTCCGACAGATGCTCAAACGATTTTCGTATCATGAGACCATGCGTTTCGCTGGAACAGGTGCACTTTCTCTCTATACGAATCTGAGAGAACAATTTCCGCACTATACCGGGTATGTGGGTAATTCTGTCACTGCCAACGGTTTAATTGTGGATGTGAATTCTGGAACCGACAAGTACATTTATGGCGGTTTCCCACTCATCCACTATGTTTCATGCGCGTATGCTGGTCGACGCGGAGGAATTAGGTATTTCCTTGAAATTATGAACGGAGGTTCTGCCTCTAAGCTCGGAAGCAATGTGATTACCATATCGCGGCAAGCCAAGTCTGAGCTGGACAATACGGTCGTCCCACTAGGGGTGACCAATCTTGGCCAACTTGGAACTTTGGGTGCTGCGTTTGGTTTTAACGATGCTGACGGGCATGCTGGGCTCACGAAGTGGGCACCGTCGGTCAACAGAACGACCACCGTTGAGATTCCGTACTACTCACGGTATCGGTTTACTCCTGCCAAGTTGCTGAATAAATATACAGCACGGGACAAGGATGCGACCGGTTGGGTCCTTATGATGACTGATGATGCCTCTTCAGGTTCGACAACGTTCATCAATTCTTATGTCGCTGCCGCGGAAGATTATACTTGTTTCTTTTATCTTGGGCCGCCAAGATTTTATGATAACAAGTTGAATTTTCCTGTCGAGTAAAAGTCCTATGGGAGACGTTCGTCCCTGCGCCTCAATTAGAAGCGGCGCTCCAGTAAGTAAGCTTCTGCAGTTTTACTCTCTTTTCTGTGAAATAAAAAGAGGAAATTCTAGGGTGTGACCCCCTAGTTCTGGTAAGAAGTCAGAAAGTCTATAGTTCCACATCGACGGGTGTGAGGTCCTTTGTTGGACTAGATATATAGCTTTCCGCCAGAGCGCTTTTGAGCGCACGTCAACTGATTTTGAGTAAACTTAGGTTTTGCAGTTCGTGCGTTTGAAGCGCACGAAGGATTTTTAGGTCCCTAAGGTTACATTTTCAATATTAGTTGACGGACCCCCATTGAGGGGAGGCACATGTTGGGCCTCCCCTTTGGGGGAAGGTCAACATTCCC